GGAGACGTTGCCCGACACGGAAAGGAATATTATGTACGACCATTACATCCGCGGGAAAACGTGGGAACAGGTGGCCGAGGACATGGGATTCGAGACACCGCGGCATTTGTATAACCTACAACGGAGCGCGCTGGAAAAACTGGAAGGGAAATAAAAGAATTTTGCGGACACTACATGGTATTGCAGTATCGATATCAGTATAATGATAGTGTGTTGATTTAGAGATACATGTTCACCTCTTCATTATTCTTTTTCTCCCTGTAAGAGATCGCCGAAAACGGTGGTCTCTTTCTTTATGCGAAAAATTGATGAGAAACGAGAATTTAAATTTAGTTACTATTAAAAAATCGCGAAATTTTATGAGAAAGGCGGTGAGAAAATGGTCGAAGACTTGACAACGCAGGAGATTTTAGATTGCATGGACGATAAACGAAAAAGATTCTGCGAGGAATACCTGCGGGATCTGTGCGTCGCCAAAGCTGCCAAACGAGCCGGTTATTCCACGGAATACGGTTACCAGCTTATGCGGCAGCCGGAAATACGGACGTACATCGCGGAACGAAAAAAAGAGCTTATGCCGAAACTATCCATGGATACCAACGAAGTGGCCGAACGTCTCGCCGTCATCGGAAGAGGAGATAACGACGAAGCAAAGGTTACCGATATCCTTAAAGCGTTAGAGCTGATCGGCAAACACCATGCCATGTTTACCGAACGTCAGGAAATGGACGTCGGCAGCAAGACCATCGAACGCATCAAAGATATGTCATTGGAAAAAAGAAAGCAGAAATTAGACGATCTGATCAAGAGTTTCTGCGACGGAAGCGAATAAGAATGCGAAAAGTCGTTTAATTATTCTGCCCCGATAACGGAATCGCCGCAAAAACACTTTTGAAAGGTGTAAATATATTCGGAATGCAAAAAAAGACGGATAAAACGGACGATATGACGCTTAATAACGACCTTTTATTAGCTGAGTGGTATCAAGGACTACGGGAGACAAACAATGCGAAATTCGTTCCTCTGTTTTTCGACCAACACAGATACCTGATATTAAAGGGCGGCGGCGGTTCGGGAAAGAGCATTTTCGCCGGGCGGAAGATATTGGAACGCTGCGTGGCTGAAAACGGTCACAGGTTTCTTGTTTGTCGCAAAGTCGGGAAAACAATCAGAAACAGTTGCTTTACACAGTTGGTCGGGCAAATCGCGGATTATTATCCCGACGTGCAGACGAAGATCAACAGGGGAGATATGCAGATATTCTTCCCCGAGACAAAAAGCGAAATCCTTTTTTCGGGACTGGACGACGTTGAGAAACTGAAATCCATCTACAACATCACCGGCATCTGGATCGAAGAAGCCAGCGAACTTTTGGAGAGCGACTTCAATCAGCTTGACATTCGACTCCGCGGCGAGACGGAACACTATAAGCAGATCATTCTGAGTTTCAATCCTATTTCCATTGTGCATTGGCTGAAGCTGAGATTCTTTGATCAGACGGATGAAAGAGCTTACATTCACGAAACGACCTACAAGGATAACAGATTCCTTGACGAAGACGCGATCAGAACGTTGGAAGCCTTCCGGGACACGGATGAGTACTATTACGACGTTTACTGCCTCGGCAACTGGGGTGTCACAGGGAAGAGCGTTTTCGACGGGCGTGCGATATCGCGACGGCTGACGGAAATAAGACCGCCGAAGCTGATCGGCATCATGCATGATGATACGGAAGATATCGCCTTTGAGGACGACAGAAACGGTTTTATTAAGGTTTACAGCGAGCCGAACGAAAAGCGGCCGTATGTGATCGGCGGAGACACCGCAGGGGACGGGAGCGACGCCTGTGTGCTTCAAGTGCTGGACGCAATCTCAGGGGAGCAGGTCGCCGTTCTCCGTTCAGCCGATATGGATGAAGACTTATTCGCGCGACAATGTTATTGCCTCGGCAGATGGTATAACGACGCTTTGATCGCCATCGAAGCGAACCTTTCGACATTCCCGATACGGGAGCTGGAGCGGTTACGGTATCCGCGGCAATTCGTGCGGGAGCAGTTTGACGATCTTACACACAAGGTAAAGATGTCTTTCGGCTTCCGCACCGACATGAAGACCAGACCTGTGATCATTTCCGATCTTGTCAGGCTGGTCCGCGAACACGCGGAGCTGATCAACGACAGGACGACGCTGGAGGAAATGCTGAGTTTCATCCGCAATCCCGAAACGTACAAACCCGAAGCCGAAGAGGGCGCGCACGATGACTGCGTGATGGCTTTGGCTATCGCCTTATTCGCAAGAAACAGCGGTCAGATCAAATTAAAGGAAATTAAAAAACAGACGGAAGTCGAATGGACCGAGGATATGAAGGAAGATTATCGTGTCGCCAACAAGGAAGACCGGCGGCTGATGATAGAACGATGGGGCAAACCCAAAGGAGGAATTTTGTAATATGCGATACGCAAATCCCACGAAAGATGACGTTCGCCGCAACGCAAGCCTGCTCGGCGGCAACCTGAGACGGAACAAATACAAAAAGATCCGCGGCGTGATGGACAAGACGATGGACAACCACTTTGATGGACGCCGAAAAGGCATCTTAGACAAAGCGGGAGCTGAAGATACCGGCTACGTGACGAGCGGGCTGAAGCAAGGAACCTATGCGCGAGACGATGCCGACTACAAACTGACAGGGAAAAACCGAGTCGCGAAAGACGAGTTTTTGGGATCGACGCGAAGAGGATCGGCGCGAGTAGACCAAGCGCACGCTTACCAACAGGCGCGGAACAGAGGCATGACGCCGACGCAGGCGCGGAGAGCTTCCGCGGGTCTTGAAAAGTCGAGACTGCAATCGTCCTCAGGGAAAGGCAGACAGACGCCGAGACAGCAGGCAGCGAAGGACAGAGGTAACAGAAAGTCTTTTGTCGAGAGAGTCGCGAAGAAAACGCCTGCGAAGAAAAAACAGGTTGAAGCCGGCAAGGCAAGAAGAGCCAGAGGGTGATTCTATGGATAACAAGCTGAAGATGTGGCAGGATCGCTTAGCGAAGAACGACGCCGCGTGGAAGACATTCTCCGATCATTTTGACCACAGAGAAGCGCTGGTGCGCGGTGATAAGCACATCCATCCCGTCGTCGATCATGATACGAAGCGAAAAGCCTACCACGTCCGCAACATCTGTGCGGAGCTGGTGGAGGCGCAGGTCGATACAACGATCCCCGCGCCGAAGGTCACAGCCCGCCATAAAGAGGACGAAAAGCTGGCGAAGATCATCGAGGATATGCTTCTCGACGAGGTCAATCGTCTGCCCATGGAAGAGATCAACGACATGATGGAACGCACCGTGCCGATCCAGGGCGGCGGGTTTTATCTGTTCGAGTGGGACAACACCGAGAGAACGCAAAGCACCATCGGGGAGATCACCGTGCAGTATCTGCATCCGAAGCAGGTGGTCCCACAGGACGGCGTTTATTCTTCCATTGAGGATATGGACTATATCTTCTTAAAGCTGCCGCAGACGAAAGAATATATCAAAAAAAGATACGGCATCTCCGTCAGCGACGAGGGAGAGGATGAGCCCGACATCAGAAGCTGGGAAGAAGAAAAACCTTCATCCTCCATGGTTACTCAATATGTCGCCTACTACCGCAACCAGAACGGCGGCATCGGCAAATACTCATGGGTCGGTGATACCGAGCTGGAAGACCTTGAGGACTATCAGGCGCGCATGGTCAAACGCTGCAAGAAGTGCGGCGCGGTGGAACCGATCAATACGATGCGTTTGCCCGTACCGTCGAAGGACGGAAAGCATCCTACCGAAGACCGTGAAGGTGAAGACAACGAATGGATCGACGGCATCAACGGAGAGGAAACGAAAGCGGTCTTGCCGGACAACGCCAAAAAAGGTGTATGTCCCTATTGCGGCGCGAAAGAGTTTGAGGTCAGTATCGAACGGTTTGAAGACGTCTACAATCCGCGCGTATCCAATTTAGGCGTGGAGATCCCCGGCGCGCAGGCCGTGCCGAGCTTTGACGATGACGGCAATATGATCACGAAGATGGAACCGACGAAAGTACCGTACTTCAAGCCGGACATCTACCCGATCATACTACAAAAATCGGTATCCACGTTCGGCCAGCTCATGGGCGATAGTGACGTGGACAAGATCGAAGACCAGCAGAACAGTTTGAACCGCATGGCGGCGAAGATGCTGGATATCACGATCAAAAGCGGGTCTTTCGTTACGCTGCCGCCGGATGCCACCATCCGCACGGACAATGAGGATATGAAAGTCATCCGCATCGAAAGCCCCGCGGACGCGCAGATGATCGACACCTTTGAAATGCTGCCCGACTTCAACGAGATCAACGGTCTTTACACTCTATACGGCGGCTTCTACGAAGAAGCGCGTCAGGCCATCGGCATCACCGATTCTTTCCAAGGGAGACGGGATACTACGGCCACGTCAGGCAAAGCGAAGGAATTCGCCGCACAGCAGTCAGCGGGTCGTTTGGAAAGCAAGCGCGCCATGAAGGATGCGGCGTATCAACGGATTTATGAATCGATATTTAAATTCAAACTGGCCTACGCCGACGAACCCAGACCGATCCTCGGACGAGACTCTCAGGGCGGTGTGGTCTACGAGATATTCGACAGATATGACTTCCTGAAGAAGGACGAAAGCGGAGAATATTACTGGAACGATCAATTTATCTTTGACATCGACAACGCCGCGCCGCTGAGCAGAGACAGGCAGGCTCTGTGGCAGGAAACGCGGATGAACTTACAGACAGGCGCTTTCGGTGACCCGCAAAGTATCGATACGCTGATCCTGTTCTGGAAGAAGATGGATGAATACCACTATCCCGGCGCGGGAGACACGAAGAGCTATCTTGTTGAACAGCAGCAGAAACAGCAGGCGATAATGATGCAGCAACAGCAGATGATGCAGGCACAACAGCAACAGCAGGCGATGATGGCGGAAGAAGCCATGGAAGCGCAGGCTGTCACCGATATTTTGAAAGGCGGGAAAAAGCATGATCAGAAAAAACCCACGTCCAACCCAGACGAGCGTCCCAAGGGTCCGCAAAGGATCGAACCGCGGGCGATGATGTGATACATGGACGGTGGCCGCAAGTGGCTTAGGCGGGTTGTCCCCGCCGCCGTCCGCAATAAATGAAGTACGCCGGAAAGGAGGTGTCGTTATGGGACTGAACGGAGGTAAGACCTACGCCGGCAAGATCAAGAACACCGGCTCTCAGGCAGTCAGTGCCTTGTTCCCCGGCAAAGCCGCGAAGAAGAACAAGGTCGTCAAAGGTGAAGACCTGAGAAGCTAAAAACTAAAATACCTTTGGCAAACAAAATTCGCAGTAACAGCGTAAAAATACGAAAGGAAATTGATATATATGGCTGACGAATACGGTTTTGATTCTGAAATCTTCAGCGGCGTAGACAACAACGAGGAATACGTTGAAGAGTACGACGAGTACGAGGACGGCTACGAAGCAGGCGAAGAAGATCAGGAAGCCGCCGAACCTGATGAAGATGAAGAATATGATGACGAAGGCGAAAACGATCAGGAGGTCGCCGAACCTGACGAGGAGGAAGGCCAGAGCGCCGAGGAAAATAGCCGCTACGCTGCGGCACGGCGTAAAGCTGAAAGAGACGCGGAGCTGAAGATCGAACAGATGCGGCAGGAAATGCTTGACGAAGAGTCGGCAAAGATCGCCGCGCTTGGTATCGTAGATCCCTACACAGGCGAAACGGTGGACAGTATGGAAGGATTCCAAAGGTACACCGAAAGTCTCGCCAAGGAGCGGAGAGATTCGCTGATGGAAAAGATGACCGACAACGGTCTCACCGAAGAGGAGATCGATTCCCTTTTATCGGTGCATCCCGACGTCATGAAGGCGCGGGAGGAGAGCGTGCGTCTCGAACAGTTGGAACAGCAGAAGATAAGAGAGCAGAATGACGCTCTCTTTAAGGAAGAACTCGAAAAGATCATGGAGATGGACCCGACGATCCGCTCCGCAAGTGATCTATTTGAACATGAAAACCGCGAAGCGATGGAAGACATGATCAGAAGAAACTATTCCATCTCAGACGCTTACTTTCTCGCCAATAAGGACGCTCTGATCGAGCGGCAGTTGGCAGGGGCGAAGCAGGAGACGCGGAACAGTCTCGCGGGACGTGGCCACATGGAACCGACAGCCTCAAGAGGCAGCGGCGGCGTTGAAATGAGCGCCGAAGACATGAAGGCATTCCGCGAAATCATGCCCGACGTGTCGCGGGAAGAAATCGAAAAATTCTACGCTAATGATTTGCGTAAGACAAAGAAAGGATAATTATTATGGCAAGATATTTACCTGCAAAAGTCCTTGACGGCTCCGTGCCGCCTTGGCATTACTATCCCGCCGCAGAAGCCATGACCACGCAGGTCGGCGACGTCATGGAACTCGCCGACGGCGAGCTGTCCATTTCCGAATCGGAAAGCGCTCCCGAACCGGGCGCTTACATCTGCATGGCGGAAAACACCGTGGCTTTGGCCGCTGGTGATTTGATTCCCGTGATCTTCGTTACCGACGAAACCATCCTGACGGAAGTTGAAGAAGAGGAAGGAGAAGGCGACTGATGGCTAACATTACTTTTTCAGAAAACAGTAACTTAAACGACAGCATCTACGGCAAGAGCCAAGCTCCCATCCGTATGATGATCACTAAAAGAGCGGAAGCGTTTGAAGAAACTTCCGTTCTGGAAAAAATCTTTTTCATGGACAAGTCCAAACATTGGGCGGAAAAATACACCTCCATGACCGCGATGGACGGTTTTGATCCCGTCGGCGAAAACGGCGCTTATCCCATCGACGGTATGCAGGAAGGCTTCTCCCAGACGCTGGAACATACCACTTGGAAGAACTCTTTCAGCATCTCCCGTGAGATCATGGAAGACGGTAAGATCATGGATCTGCGCAAAAAGCCGCAGGCTTTTGTGACTTCCTATTACAGAACCCGTGAGAACTTCGGTGCGGCTCTGTTCGGTGCTGCTATCGCGGGGAATTCCACGGTACAATTCCGAAACAAATACTTTAAGACCACTTGTGCCGACGGCCAGCCTTTGTTTGATGCGGCTCATCCCGCCAAAGTCAGCGGCGCCGCTCAGAGCAACGTATTCGGCGATGCTTTCGACGAAGACGCTCTGGCCGCCGCAGAAGTGCTGATGCAGTCCTTTAAGGGCGACAACGGCGAACTGGTCAACGTCGTACCCAACACCATCATCATTCCCAATGACTGGGCATTGAAGAAAGCCGTCTTCGCGGCCATCGGCGCGGACAAAGATCCCGCCACCGCCAACAACGGTTTCAACTTCATCTTCGGTCGTTGGAACGTGATGGTTTGGAGCTATCTGAATCAGTTTATCACCGAAGGCACTTCCCCGTGGATTCTCGCCGACATCGATTACAACAAACATAACGGCGGCGCGATTCTCGTTGACAGAACTCCTCTTGACGTTCGTTCCACTTTGGACGAAGGAACCGACGCCAACGTATGGCGCGGCTATGCCCGTTTCACCGGCGGCTTCAATGACTGGAGAGCTTTCGCCTGCGGCGGCGTGACCGGCGCTGAAGAACTGATCGGTGACTAATACCGTTTTTTAAAGGGGGAGGGATTTTCCCTCCCTCTTTTTGCAAAGGAAGGTGATTATATGATTTTATTAAAATGCACCTTAGACGGTTCCGTGTGTCCGTGGGAATACTTCCCCTGCGCCGAAGAATCGATGTTCGTCGGTATGCCTTTGGCTTTGAATGAAGGCGTGCTGGAATCCTCGACTCGTCCCGAATTCATTTCCGCTGCGTTGAATCCCGTGATCGACGCCATCGGTCAGACGACCTATCCCGCCATCCGCATCCATGACCAGCAGGTATGGGCGGGTTACTGCGACGGAGAAGTCGCGGTCGGTGACAGCGTGGGTATCGCGGAGGACGGCAGTTTCGTCGTAGGCGGCAGCGGCGCCACCGTAACGGGTTACGATCCTTTGACGGGTGAAGTTACCGTGACCTTCGCGGGCGACAGCGGCGAGACCAGTGACGTCGTGGATATCGGACTGGTCGACTATATGATCTTGGGAGCGTGATGAACATGGGCTGCAACTACGATTATAACTGCTGTAACTGCCAATGCTATAAGGAATGCGATGACGAGAATAAGCAGGTCGTCGTCGAGGCGATGACCAAAGAGGATATGCTGACGTTCTGGGAGATACTCAAACAGAAATTCGCGGATATCCTGCATAAGCACGATATGTCCGATATCGAAACGGGCGTTTTGCCCGTTGATAAAGGCGGCACGGGTGCGGAAAACGCGGAAGACGCCTTGGCGAATCTCGGCGGTGCGGAAGCGGATCATACGCATCACGTCAGCGCAATCGACGAATTCGACGACAATATACTCCCCATCGCCAACGGTGGTACGGGTTTGTCGCAAAATCCGATGTCCTTGACAAACCTTGAATCCAACGCCGAGGACGACATCTTAAAACTTCATTCGACTCCGGGCGTGACGGGTGTACTTGGCGAAGAGCATGGTGGTACGGGTGCGAACACATTCGACACCGCGAGAGCGAATCTTCACGTTCCCGGTGCATGGGACGGAACAAATGCCGTTGTTTCTTTGGCTGAAGGCGGTCTCGGCGTGAGCTGTTCCGACGCGGCGGAAGCGCGCGCGGCTATCGATGCCGCGGCTGAAAACCACACGCACAGCGCGGGCGATATCGACGACGGTGTTCTCGGTATCGGTCATGGCGGAACGGGTGCGAACAATGCCGAAGACGCATTGGCGAATTTGGGTGGAGCGCCTTACGACCACAAACATCTCGCCGTGGCGACGATCTCCGTGGTAAATTCAAATCCTTCTATAACCAATGTCGATGACGTATCCGATTTGGATGACGGTTTCATTCCGTTTAATACCTATCTCGCTCCTCTACCGAGCGGAGACAATAAGATACAAGACGGTAAAGCGGAGACTCCCAGTGCATTGATATGCATGAACGACGGCGTTTATCTGATCTCCGGTCAGGTCAATTATCAGCCGTCCGATCCGGGGACGAGTCCCGCGCATCTTGAAACGGCGATGGCCATCGTCAGGAATAGAGGCGGCGTCGCGGAAGTAATCGCAAGATCGATGATGACGGCGGATCAGCGCGGAACGGGGACCTACGACAATCTTTCACTGGCGGTCCCAATGCAGTTTGTTCAGCTCCAATCCGGGGATAAACTGTGTATGTACGTTTCCCAAAAAGGTCGGGTCAAGACGCCAACAGGCGCGTCGCTGACGGCGATGTATGTAGCAAGCGGTATTTGGACGTCGTAAAAAGGGGGTGGAATTATGGACAGGATTGTCGAGATTCTGCCTCTGCTGATGTTCTTCATCGCCATCGGTTCGCTGATCGTCGCCATCATCGTGGCGGCGAAGGGAAGCTCTAAGGAAACCCATTCCGACGGAGAGAGAGACGGCATGATACTCACCGAAATCGGTTACGTGAAAAGCGGTATCGACGACATCAAGAAGCATCAGGTTTTACAGGACGAAAGACACATGGAAATGGTTGAACGCGTGACGGCTGTGGAGCAAAGCGCGAAGCAGGCTCATAAACGCATTGATAACATAGAAAGGAGAGATGACCTATGATGGAACACTGCAAGCATGATATTCACGATTGCCGGCATGAAGGGCATTACCATCATCATCATAATTCTCGGGGATTTCCGAGAGGTTATCTTTCGGCTTATTCCATCGCCGTGAAGCACGGCTATCCCGGTACGGAGAAACAATGGCTTTGCTCTCTCCGCGGAGATCCCGGAAGCGTGATGCCCATCGGCGATGAATGGCTGCTCTCCAACATGGTGTGAGGAGGGCAGATATGACACTGAAACAAATTATCGACCTTGTCGATACGATGAGACCGAACGACTTCTCCGCCGAGGTGAAAACACAGTGGTTGAACGACGTGGAAACGATGATACAGGCGGAAGTGCTGTTATTCGCTCCCGAAGACGTCATTACCTACGATTATTCCGTGGACAGTAACTGCGAACTGCTCATTGACAAACCTTACGAGAAGGTTTACGTGACCTATCTGCAAGCGATGATCGAGATGGGGAACGGAGAATACGACCGCTACGAAAACGAGATGAAACTGTTTAACAGCTTTTATATTTCATTTCGCAAGTGGTTCACCGATCATTACGATCCCGGTACTTACGGCGGATACAGGAACTCAAGGGGATTCCCCGTTTACATTTCCGCTTATGCCATTGCCGTGGAGAACGGTTTTAAGGGGAGCATAAAGCAGTGGCTTTGCTCACTGAAGGGCGATCCCGGCAGTGTGGTGCGGATCGGTGACGATTGGCTCTATGATCAATTCGGCATCGATGAGCACGTAGTCGGCATCGGGAAAATCGGTCAGATGGTGGTAGGAGGTAAACAGTATGCAGGAAGTTAATATGATCATTGCAGACGGCAGAAAACACTTCTACCAATTCGATGAAAACGGCGTTCTGACGGTATCGGGGTGCGACGAGGTACACTTCTGCCACGAAGGCGACGAGGTCGCCATCGCAAAGAAAGTGCTTTATCATGAGCATCATAACGAGCGTTACGTGCCGAGTCAATACGCCGTCAGCACAGGCCGCTGTGATGCGCATCCGCCGAAGCCGAAGCACGGACACCGAACCGAGCAAGGCTTTGTCTACGTGCCGAAGGTTTTACTGGAAACCACGGAAAAGCTGCTTTGCTACGGATATAAGAACAAAGTGACGGTATGCCGGTTTTACTTTGCCGTGGAAAGCAGACCGAAACCCGACGACTACGTGAATGAAGAAGACATCAAGAAGTGGAGCGGGAAGGCGGACATCTCTGACCTATCCAAAGTTGCATTTACTGGAGAATATAAGGACTTACTCGGGAAACCCGTTATTCCGTCGCTTGAAGGTTATGCTACCGAAGAATGGGTCGTTGAGCAGGAATACGTTACCGAGGAAGCGCTTGCGGACAAGGTTGACAGGTCTGAATTGTCAGACGTAGCGACGAGCGGAGACTATGACGACTTAATAAATACGCCGACGATACCTGTTGTGCCGACGGACGTTTCCGCGTTTAACAACGACGCTGGATATTTGACCGAACACCAACCTGTGGATGACGAGTTTTCATCCACGAGTGAGCATCCTGTTCAGAACAAGGTGATTTACGCTGTATTGGGCGATATCTCAACGGCGCTTGAAGCGATATTGAGCGGAGGTGGATCATGACCATAGACGATACGATTGCGAGTCAATTAACGCGTTTAAGTGATGCTCTGGACGATCAAATCTCCGCCCTCGCCGAGAAAGGCGTTACCGCCACAGGCCATGGTGAGGAAGACATCGGCGACGATATCCGCAGCATTGAGCAGCCTTTTATCGTGACGCTGTCATGGGACAATCAGGAACTGAAGTGGTTACCCGATTGCACGATCGGAGACATTCGTGGGGCATACGCGGCGGGCAGAGATATCGCCGTTGTAGCGGACAGTAACGCCGTCCCCGACTATGTACAGGTCAACGGTTATTACTATTACAGCACCGGCGATTACTTTTACATCGTCGCGGAGACCGATACCTTAGCGAACATCGAAACGAAGACCGAATATCAATTCAACAACTTAGGAGTATCCGAGATAAGCGTCATCACGACCTACTTTGCGAATGACCTCGACGCAGATCCCGCCGAAGTACCGTCCGGTGCGAAATTCGTTACGGACACCGGTTACGAGACAGGTACGGCGACGAGACGGTCTTCTTCCGACCTTTCCGTTAACGGTGATACGGTCACAGCACCGGCGGGATACTATGCGTCATCGGCGAGCGAATCCGTCGCAAGCGGGACGGAAGGAACGCCCTCCGCTTCCAAGGGAGCGGTGAGCAATCATGCCGTGGATGTTACGCCGTCCGTGACGAACAGCGAGGGCTATATCAACGGCGGAACGCACACGGGGACTCCTGTCAGCGTGGACGCTTCGGAACTCGTCAGCGGAACGAAACAGATCAGCGCCAACGGGACCGATATCGATGTTACGAACTTTCAGAAAGTTGATGTCGCTGTCCCGGGTGGCGGTGACAATGTTTTTCTTGTCACTCTTTCGTGGGACAGTCAAGAAAATATGTATATGCCTGATTGTACCTACGCACAAGCATATGCAGCCTATCAAGCAGGAAAGACCGTGGCTTTTGAATGTGGCGAGGATGATGGGTATGCGCCGTATTGTGGCGTGTATTCTGAAGTTGACTCTTGTTTTGTTTATAGTGTTTTAAAAAATTATTATTCTGCATCTCCGTCATCTCATTGGGGTTACCAAATTTATACTTATTTTTGGACGAGCGAAGGCGTTGAGCTTGATGATAACCAAATAATCTACAGTATGGATGGCGCAAACGCCATCGCCGCCGATGTAACAGCAGGCAAATACTTCTTCAACGCTAACGGTCTGCAAGTCGGTACGAATCAAGGCGGCGGTGGTTCTTCAAAAGAAAAATATATTTATGACGGCCTTGCATCTCGGACAGCAAACAGCTATGGCGCCACATCAGCCAAAGTCACCGTCACGAAAGCGGGAACGTATAACATCAGTTATGTGGCGATTAGAGGGTCCTCGTCAGGTACGATGGGAACCAACCTGCATATCGGCTCAACACAGGGAACGAACCAGCAAACGTGGAATAACGGCACATATGGGCAGTATGTCCATTTGACGAATCAACAGATATCGGCGAACACAGATGTTACGATCTACGCAACATCGGGTAGTACTTCAAGGACAATCTATGTTGGTATGCTGATCGTGGAAGAAGTTTAAGGAGGAGTTATGAGTTATAAACCTACAGAATGGCACAACGGAGATATTGTGTCAGAGGAACGAATGAACAAACTGGAGCAGGGCGTTGAAAACGCGTACCTTTACTTTTTGGACGTTGAAGATGATAACGGGTCGCTCTCGACGACCGTCACATGGCAGGAAGTCGCCGACATCGTGGACGCGGGAAGGTACGTTATCCTGAGATGCATCTATTCCACGGAGAGTCCGTATAGCGTATGGTTCTCGCCATTGATATGGATCACCGATGATAACGAAGAGTATAATCATGCACCTACCGTGGTATTTGCTGATACTATGATGGCCGCGGATACGAAGGACAGCGCACTGCATACGGCAATTGCATAAGGAGGAAAAACTATGAGTTATACACCTAACGAATGGCAGAGGGGGGACGTTGTCACCTCCGAAAAACTGAATCATATGGAACAAGGTATCGCCGAAAGCGGCGGCGGCTATGATGGGAGAATTCGGCTCACATTTGACGAGCATGGTGAAATATCGGGAGGTCTGCTTGAAAGCGGTACATATGATAGCATTCTTAATGTTTTAGACACGCAAAAGGCTGCAAATATTATTGTGTACATACAATCAGAAGCTGAGTTTGGGGATACGATTTTTTCTTATACTCCTGATGGTGTTTTCATTACACGTGGTGTTCAGGAGGCGGGCATTGCTGTCACATTTACCGATGCAGATGTAAATCCTCAGATGGTTGTGATTCTTCCAGATAATACCGTTATTGTGTAGTAATTTATATGGAGTAAGGCGGTGCGTTAACGTTTTGAGCCTCCGACCTTCGATGAAGGTTGGGACGAAATTATTATTATTGACGGAGGTAAATCATGAGTGTTTCTGAAATCACATATTTCAAACGGAGGAAAAAATTATGACTTACACACCTACGAAATGGAAGAAAGGCGACGTTGTAACGTCGGTCGGACTGAACAACATCGAAGACGAACTGGTTGAACTGGACAGCGCCAAACAGGACGGCGGAGTGGGATGGTTCGAGAAAGAAAGTATTTTGGATGTGACCATTCCCGTTGCGGACTGGACATCTTCATTCGATTTCTACAAAGCGGAGGTAACGCTGCCCGAAGACCCGCAGCAGGGGCAGGAGTATTTTCTGATTATCGACGGCGTGAAATACTTCTGCGAATGTACAACGTATGAGGGTGGCTGGGCAATATGGGCAATATCCGTTCCTTCCCTCATAGAAAAATATGAAGACGATCCTGTCTGTGTCTGTATCTACACCGAACCTACCGCTGACGTTCACGTGGAACTGATTCGTGTGACTCCGCATAAAATCGATCGTCATCTTGTGGACGGTCCGCTTATCGTAGATGCTGATAATAGTTTCCAAATTGATTCTACGCTGAATAAGACTTATGCAGAGATCGATTCGGCGATTAAGGCCGGCAGGAATATTATTTTAAGATATGTCAGTTATCCCGACACCAGAACAGTTTTTGAGTTTGCTTCTTTATTTTATGTGGGTCCTGGTGCTGACAATTATTATGTCGTGGTTAATTATACCGACTGGGACGGGAATTCAAGTCTTGTTTACTTTATTTCATCGACGACGGACGGGGTGCTTACCGCGCAGACTCCGCCTCAATAAAAATTATGGGCAATTTACCGGACTGGTTCAGGAGGAACAAATGGCAATACTTAAAAAACTGATCAGCTCCGTAGGACGGAAGTATAAAATCTCCGAACATTTCACTTTAGGTGAGATGGCCTGCAAAGACGGCAGTGACCTTGTGCTTTACTCTACGGAACTGATGGCGAAACTGGAAGAACTTCGCGCCTATGTAGGCGGCACGATCACGATCAACAGCGGCTATCGAACGGCGAGCTATAATCGCAAGATCGGCGGGGCTGCTTTATCTCAGCATACGCAGGGAACAGCGGCGGATATCGTCGTGAAGAAAAACGGCAAAGTCATTTCCGCGAAGCTGATCTGCTGCCTCTGTCAGTCGCTGGGCTTCAAGGGCATCGGCTACATCAGCGAAAACGCGACTCATGTCGACATGAGAACGAGCGGCTCTTACAGAGGCGACGAAAGGAAAGGATACAGCGGCAACGTCGGAGGCGATTTCTACAAGTACTTCGGCACCACGAAGAGTCAGATCGAAGCGCTGAAACCGAAAAAAGAAACACCGAAACCCACACCAAAACCACAGGAGGAAGATATCGTGACTCAGAAAGAATTCAACGCTATGATGGACGTATGGCTGAAGGAACGCGCCGAAGAAGCGCCGGCCGAATGGAGCAAGGAAGCGAGAACCTGGGCTGAAAGCGAAGGCATCATCAAAGGGACGGGGAAAGGCATGGAGTACAAGGCCTTTGTTACACGCGAACAGGTGATGACTTTCCTTTATAGATTTTTCAAAAGAAAATAAGGGGGCAACTATGAACACCTTCAAAGAAAAATTACAAAGTCCCGTTGTATGGCTGGCATTGGTCGCTTTGGTATTTGTGGTACTGAAGCACCTCTGCGGCTTTGACGCGATGGGCGCTGTGGATGAAGTCGCAGAAGTATTGATGGGGCTGATCGCGGCTTTCGGCATTCTGAACAATCCCAACAACAGGAGTGGATTTTAATGGCAACCTTCAGACAATCGTCGGGTGTGCCTACGCTGACGGGAGATATCCAAACCGATATCTCCCAAGTGCGGGACAGTTTATATATGCTTGAGGAAGAGCTGAGATATATGTTTGAGAACATCGGTCCCGACAATCTGAACGAGACGGAATTCAATCAATTCCTATCCGAACTTTTAAAGAAGGAGGGATGATGATATGAGCAATCTTCCGAACCTTCCGTATCCCAAAAAGAACGCCAACACCTATCAGGTGGAATTCAAAGGCTTGAACCACACTTTAGGCGCGAGCGACGGTGATATCTACGATATGGAAAACATGACTTCCGATCATTATCCCGTTCTGTCTCCGAGGGAGAGGAGACGTCTCCTGCACGCTGTGAAGCACGGAAGGGGCGTTTTTTCCTACGGGGGACATCTTTATTGGATAGATGGGAAATACGTCCGAAAAGACGGCGAGACGGTCGGCAGGGTGGAAGACAGCGAAACGGTTAGAACCTTCGCGGCTTTACAAAATAAGATCCTCATCTTCCCCGATAAGAAGTACATCGATATCGATAACGGTTCTTTCGGAAGCCTTGAAGCGGAAGTCAGCGGCGAAGTTGTCTTCAAGGCGGAGGGAAAGATCTACGGCAGCAAGGCCGAGCGGAACACGATACATTCGGATATAATCGATTGGAAGCGGTACTTCAAACCCGACGACGCCGTGGAGATCTCAGGATCGAAAAGCAATAATAAGACCGCCATCATCAGAGAAATTGACGGCGGTGATTTGCGTTTCTCGGAGAACATCTTTGAACTCCCTTATACCTTACTGTACAACGTTCAGGCCGATATGGAACCCGGCATTTATTGCTATAACGACAGAGGGTCATACTACAATTTTACTTTTGATTTTACCGTCGCCAAAGATTCTCAGATCGTGGTTGACAGCATGAGAGTAAGCGTGGATGGCCAGCACAAGACGACGGTCGTCAGCGGGGAAAAAGGAACATACCTTGAATTCGCCGAGAAGTATGAGGATGAGGAGGATACCATCACCGTATCCCGGAAACTGCCCGACTTTGACACCGTCTGCGTGGTCAGCAACAGACTATGGGGCGCGAAGGGGAGCGAGATATACGGTTCCGCTTTGGGCAATCCTTTCAATTTCAACGTCTTCGACGGACTTTCTACAGACTCCTATTATCTGAAGACGGAAACGGACGAGGAATTCACGGCCTGCATCGGTTACAACGGTTATCCGCTGTTCTTCAAGGAGCATTCCATCTATAAACTGTACGGCGATTATCCGAGTAATTTCCAGCTTGCGAAGCAGATGCAGCAGGGCGTGAAGAAAGGATGCTCCCGATCCCTCGTTATCGCAGGTGAGATTCTTTACTACGTCGCGAAAAACGGCGTGATGGCTTATTCGGGCGGCATTCCCTCAATGATATCCGAACCTTTGGGAAAACGCATTCAGACGGGTGTGGCAGTATCCGACGGTCAGAAGTATTATCTCTCCGCGCATTGTGATGACGGGAGCATATCGCTTTACGTTTTCGATTCGTATAAGAAGATGTGGCACAGAGAGGACGATATTGATCTCGTTTCCGCCTGTCTTGGCGATTACGCCATCGGTATGACGGAGACGAATATCTGGAGTCTTTCTCCCGGTTGCGAGGACGGCAAAGACGAAGGCCGCGTGAGCTGGATGGTGGAATTCGCCGATATGGTTTTCGGATCGCCCTTTAAAAAAGGGATCGCAAAACTGAATTTGCGGCTCGATCCTTCCGGCGGAGGACGCGCGAAAATCGAGATCATGTATGACTCCAACGGGAAGTGGAACGTCGTAAAGACGATAACCCGCGACCGAAAGCACAGCGACATCCTGCCTATCGTGCCACACAGGTGCGATCATTTCAAGATCCGCGTGAGAGGACAGGGCGTGGTCGACATCTACGGACTGGCCGTGCAGTATTATCAAGGCAGTGAACACAGAGGAGGCGTATACAATAATGGCTAACAGCTATGACGCTTATCTACAAAAAAAGAAACAGGGCGGATATTATTCTTCGTCCTACGATGATGAACTGGCGAGGAGCAATCCCAACGTCGGCATGGGTCTTATGTACTCCAAAGAGAATTTTACCAACGCCAAAACGCCGCAGGAGAGAGCTGACGCCAACAGGGTCGCCAACAACTACCGAGAGAGATTCGGCGGTTACAACGGCGGCAAGGACGGGAGTCAGTATCTGCCGGTCATGGAATACAAAGGTACAGCGCCGGTGAACACAGGCTCCGATCAGTTTGGCTCCTCGTTCTACGGTGTGGGGCTGGACTCTGACGATCCATCGGGCGGACATTACGGCTACAGAGACTGGGAAGAATCTCAAGTGACCGAAACGCCGGGGAGTTTTGCCTACGATCAATTCTCTTCGCCTTACGAACAGCAGTTGAAGAAGGCCGCCGACGCGGTGGAGAATCGGAGACAGTGGAGCTACAACGCCGACAATGACCAAGCATATCAGGCGGCGCGCAAGCAATTCCTGAGAGAGGCCGACAGAGCGACGGGAGACACCATGGGCAAGTACGCCGGCATGACGGGAGGAATGCCTTCGTCCTATGCCGTTTCCGCCGCACAGCAGGCAGGAGACTATCAGCGCGCACAGCTCAATGATAGATTAGGCGATTATATTCAACAGGATTATCAGAGATATCTTGACAACATCGGACTCGACTTTGACACACTGTCCGCTTTCAGATCGCTCGATCAGGACGAAAGAAGCAGATACGACACTGACAGGAACTTCAATTATAATCAGTACATTGCCGATCTGCAACACCGTATTGAGCAGGAAGACAAAGCGAGAGAAGGCCGTCAGGCCATCACTAACGGACGTTATACGAACTGGCAGAATAACATCGGGACAGCTTACGACAGAGCGAATGACTCCGCCGCGGCGATCTACGCCAATGAAAACGCCGAAGAGGAACGTGATTGGGGGAGAGCATGGGACCAGAACGAACGTGATTATACACGCAAGTGGAATGAAGAAGAGCGTCAGTACAGCAGAAAGCAGGCCGAAAACGAACAAGCCTATGCGAGAGCTATGGACGCTTATAACTTCTATAACGACCGCTATCAGACCACGCTCGATCCCAAAGATAAGAAGCTCAGAGATCAGGCAAGAGCGAAACTGGACGCCATCTATAAAGGATAAGGAGGATAAGCATGAGCTTGTTCAATTCCTCGAAAAAAAAGAAAAAGACCGCTGTTTCCCCGCTGGTGCGCGGCAGCGCGGCGGCGGGTGCGGCGGCACAGGCGAGAGCGAAAAAATCGGCACCGAAGAAACAGAAACCGAAACAAACTGTTCAACCCGCCAAAGCGGCGGCATCGAAAGCGCCTGTCACGAAGAAGAAGACCGCGGCAACTTCCGCTTCGGGTCGTAATGATTCCGCCGTAAGACAGAACTACGGTCAGCGCGCGGGGACTCGTACTTCATCGGGCGCTTATAAACCGACGCAAAGCGCCGCTTATAATTATAAGAAAGCGGAAACGAAACGGTCTACCATCAGCACCGATATCAAGAATCAGACGAAGGTCAAAAATCAAAAACCGTCCGTCGTCAGCGGTCCCGTGAAGGAAAGCAGGGACAACCGTGACAAGAGAATGAGACAGAGCTGGAGTCAGCGCCATCCCGAAAACCAAGTACAGAGGGAACAGCGCAAGGAAGATCAAAGACCGAAGAGCTATGTTCCTACCCGCGGCATGGCGATCCCGACGATAAAGAACAAAGGGGAAAAGAGCGAGTGGGCAGAGTTTGAAGAAGGCTACAACAAAGCGGGTATACTCTCTCCCAACGAGCGCACAGGTATTGCGGAAGGTCCGCTGAAAGACCGCGCGCCGCTTAATACGTCCCAAGCGAAGGACATCGACACTATGCTGTCCGGAGGCACAGTGCCGGGGATGTATATTCCCGATGATAAAAAACCGTCCGCGCTTGAATACAGTATTCGGATGACGGGACAGGACGCTCTGTCGAAACCTTACGCCGAAGAGATTTGGAAGAACGCAAGCGTTTCCGAAAAAGCGAGGATTTTAAAAGCGGCTACGGAAACCGTCGGATTTAACGAACAAACCCGAAGATGGTCGGATGAATTCCAAAGAGAATATGGGCTGACATCTTCCGACGAGAAGGTGAAAATGCTCGGTCAAGATAAACCCGGACTCGGTGAACTCATGTACCGCGACGCTTACGATAAGTACAAAAGCGCCGTCAAGCAACAGGAGTATGTAGACAAGTGGGCGAAGGATCACGGCTACGGTACTTCCGATTACATGGCCGACGCTACGAACCTCGCTACGGCCACGGCAGACGTAGGTCTGATGAATCTGGGATATCTGCCTTTGAAAGATATCACCAACATCGAGCGGAAGCCCGGAGACTATTTCCTCGGCGGCGTGAAAGCACCGTATGAGGGTGTATCTTCCGATAAGAGCGCATTTCAGAACCTCGCGACGATCAGCAACAACATCGTCGGGAGTGTTCGTTCTATTATTGAACTTCCGTTCAAGGGTGCGTATTACGGGCTAAATAAAATCAATCCCGATACCGACAGATACGTTGATGATTTCATCGCTACGCATAACAATGTAGACCGCGTCAATCGGGACAGGGATGAAATGATCATGCGGATGAATTCCGCGGTAAATGCGGGACTCGTCGGCAAAAAATCACAGGTGGCCGGCAACATCGAAGGATTCATTATTCAACAGATCCCCGCAATCGCCACGATGATCGCCGCGGGTCCCGAAGCGTCTTCCTTGATTGGCGGTACTACGTTCTTCGGAACGACGGCAGGGGCGTATGCTCAATCCGCATTGGACAGCGGCGCTTCTCTTGAGGAGGCCATGAACTACGGTATCCTCGGCGGTCTCGGTGAAGGCGCGACGGAAATGATATTTCCGATGGCGAAAGGCATCGGCGGCGGATTACTCAAGGGCGGCGCGAATACCGTAAATAAACGCGTCCTCTTCGGGGAAACCGTGAGAGAATTGGAGAAGAGCGGATTCGCCAACTCCATGAGCGGACGCATTCTTCGCAGTACCATCTACAACGGCGGGGAAGCTACGGAAGAAATGATCATGGAGATCATCGATCCTTACCTGCAAAGAGCGTCGTTTAATCCCGAAGCGGAAAACGCCTCGCTTGCCGAAATCGGTATGGCTGGACTTTACGGCGCTGCTGTTTCCGCTGTTTTACATATCCCGATGGGTATGATGAATACCGCTCAGGGTCTGACGGAAAGACACGGTCTCATCAGTAATGCGAGATTGTACTACGCCGCCAAGATGCGTGAAGAACTGATTGCCATTCGCGGAAGCCTTGAAGCCGGTCTGATCACCGAAGAAGAAGCGGAGAAACGTACCGAGGAAGTAAGAGACAAATTCGCGGCTAAATTCGCCGAAGCGAAGACCTCAATCAAACAGCCGTGGAAAGCGACAGGCTCTCTGCTCAACGAGGAGAGACAGGGCGGCGAATACAAAACCTCTTCCAACCTTGAACATCTATACAGCAGCAGACAGGAAGCGAACGCCGCCACGGTGAAACCGGGAACGTCCGCCTACTTCATGGAAGACGGCGAAGTGAAGAGAATCACACATTCCGAAGCAGGCGTAAAATCCGAAGACGCCGTGCTGACGAATTCAGAAAAAACAGCCTACGCTGAAAAAGCGGAACGTCTGAGAACGGCGAAGAACAACACCGAAAGAACAGGCGTACAGGCCAACGTCAGACAGGACATCATCGATCAAGCCACCGAAATGGCGAGGGTTTATAATCGCAATGTAGAGTTTTATCGCGACGAAGAAGCGGCGAAAAGATACGATGACCGTGGCAGATTCGATCCCAAAACGGAGACGATCTACGTCAACGCCGCAACGGATAAACCTCTTCAGACCATTGTCTCCCACGAAATGGTTCACGCCATGCGGAATACGAACGCCTTCAAAGAACTGCTTCAGAAAATCAAAACCTACTATAAAGACTCCTACGACGCTGACGTTAATGACATCCGCAGAATGTACAGTGAACGCGATGAAAACGGCAATGTGATCGAACCGAGTGAAGGCATTATACAGGAAGAAGTCGTCGCTCACTTCGTAGAAAAGAAACTGCTGACGGATGAAGCATGGGTGAATACCTTCTTAACGAACAGCAGAACCGACAAGATCCTCCGCGGCATCAATACTTTGTTACAGAGAGGACTCGGCGGTAAAGAAGCGCGCTTTTTGGCAGGTGTGCGCAGCAAGTGGCTCAACGCGCTTGAAGAAGAACGCGGCGAACAGACAGCACCGAGAGCGGAAGCCGTGGCCGCGGCGAAGGAAAGACGACAGGCCAAAGGGAAGAGAGGGAAAAAAAAGAAACCCTCGCATCATTATGATTTTACGAGAAGTTTCCGTCAGCAGATATATGATTATTTTGATGGAACGGGACAATACCGCTTCAATGATAATGATACGCTTTTAGTTGGGCAAACTCCCGAAATTTTAGTACAATGCGGATTGCCGCGATTGCCAATTACATTAAGCACAGGACATTTGAAAAACGCAATATTTGCGACAGATGCAGCACATCAATATAATGAGGAAGAAATCGCACAATTACCTAAAGCAATACAGAACCCGATTGCCGTTATTCGATCTGAGAGCAGACCGGATGACAGTGTTGTGGTATTGATTAATCTTACCGATCGAAAGGATAATGAAATCGCTGCTATCGAGGTTGGCGGTTTTGGGATGATTAATAAGAGAAAAATCGAAAGCAACGCAATCACTTCATTTTATGATCTCAATACTCTAAAGGAGAAATTCGAAAAAGCGTGTGATAATCACATCAAAAATAATGATGTTGCGGTTTACTACATAAACAAAGAAGCCACACTGCTCTTGGACCATGCCGGGATCAAATGCCCCGGAATCTTCCAGAGGGGTGGCCTCTTTGGTAGTATAACAGATAAGAATTCGTCTGTCAATAGAGAATCAAAAGATATTGTCAATACTTCACAGTTTAGAGATTGGTTCGGAAAAAGTATTGCCTCCAAAGACAAAGAGCCGCAACTTCTTTACTATGTAAGCAAAGAAAAAGATCCCGATGTGGCCGACGTCAATACTCCGCTTGTGAGCAGTATCGATCTCGCAACCAAACGGGCGGGCGAGGACAATACAGTAATTCCCGTTTACGCAAGCATTCAACCAAGTCGAAACAAGTGGAATGTTATTGACGCCAAAGGCGCGCCGGCAGAAAGAATACCAATTCCCAAAAAAGTGAGGCCTGCATTCCCCGGATATTCCACCGTTTCCGTGAATATGATTCGCAAATGGGCGAAACGAATGGGATACGACGGCGTAAGAATCTCCAATGTAAAGATGGACGGCATTCTCACCGATATGTACTTTGTCAACGAATCGTGGCAGGTCAAACGCGCTGACGGTATTGGTATTTATGACGAACGTATTGACCACATTCGCTACGCCAAAGGCTCCCGTGACTCTGAATACCTCGCTGCCGTAGAGCGTGGAGACATGGAAACCGCTCAGAGAATGGTAGATGAGGCCGCGAGAGAAGCTGGATATACCGTTGAGACCTATCATGGAACGCCTGAAACATTTACTGTATTCCGTGAGTACGGAGGACGTGAAATAGGGTATCACGTCGGAACAAAAAGCGCAGCAGAGCAAAGAGTCCAATACGAACTTAACAAAAATATCATGAGGCTTTATACAAAGCTGGGCAAAACTATTCAAATGCCAGATGTTTTTGGCTTATGGAATGGAATTCATGACTATGTATGCTATGTCCTCGACGAAGAAGATAGCATGGTAGACAGAGAATTCATGCTTAGAGAAAAAAAGGCAACGTCGAAATATCGTAATAAATCTGTGTTCGTAAAGAACGAGGCGTTCTATCGAATGAGGGACGCCGTGGAAAAGGCAGAAAAGGAACATAAACCTTCTTCGTTTGATCGCGCTGTGCAAATGCAGAGAGAATATATCCTATCTCTTGGTATTGATACCATTTCATACAAAAATCAGTATGAGTCTGTAGGATCAAAAAGCTATATGCTAATGCACGCGAATCAGGTCAAATCCGCCGATCCCGTCACACGGCACAAGAACGGCAAAATCATCCTTCCTTCCGAACGCTTCGACGAAAACAACGATGATATCCGTTACGCCCGCGGTCTCTCCGATCTCGACGAAGAGTACATGGCTGCGGTGGAAACAGGAAATGTCTCTGAGCAAGAACGCCTCGTGAGAGAAGCGGCGGAGAGAGCGGGGTATAATATTCGCGGGTATCATGGAACCTCAAGGGGTGACCGCGTCGGCAATGTTTTTCTTCCGGAACGGGCAACCAGCGGACCGATGGCTTTCTTTACAGACAACCGTGAAATTGCGAAAAATTATGCCAAAGATAAAGCGGATACCTCGCTTGCCTATGATTCTGACTATGATACATATGAATCTCAATTCCGCTTTCATAATAAATCCCGTTCGATAGACGGTAAGCTACATAACGCATGGGGATATGTTCCTCTTGAAGACCGAGCAGCAATCAGACGAAAAGCAGGGCAACTACGCTTTGATTGGGATGGCGAAGATGATCGTGCTTTGATTCTGGATGAAGAAAATAAAGAGGGGACCGGCGGTTTTCAGTACCATTTAAAATGGGCGAGGAATAATCCCATATTGGCTCTTGAAGAGGAATGGCTCAACAGCGGAACTTTGTTTAACGAAGAGGAACGATTCCTTGATGTGATTAAGATGGTGGGTATCACAGACGCTCTGAAAAGAGTTGGTTTGGACGTCGAATACAAAGATCCGAACTATCGAGAAGAAAAGGTCTATGATACTTTCCTGAAGATCGAGAAACCATTTGACGCAACAAAGCAAGTCACTGAGGCTTTTATTAAACGCTTTGAAAAATGGTATGCAAAGCAAAATAAAGCTAAGTATGAGAAAGAGTCTAATGGTGCCGACTTTTGGGATAAAACCAACGTAAGCGCTGAATTATTCGCAGAGCGTATGCGGTATGATATCGAAAACGGTACAACCCATGCGTGGACATCGATTCCGGACAGTATGACGGATTATCTCAAACATCTTAAGTATGACGGAATTAAAGACACCGGCGGGAAATATACCGGGGAACAACATACCGTCTGGATCCCGTTCAGCTCCGAGCAAATCAAATCCGCTGATCCCATCACTCGCGATAAAGAAGGCAAAGTGATTCCTCTCTCGGAACGCTTTAACCCGGAAGAGAAAGATATCCGCTATGCGAGAGGCCAACGCCGCAGCAGCGAAGCCGTGGAAACAGCGAAGTACCATACGAAGAAGTTGAAATACGCTCTCTATAACAGAGACCGTGCGGACAACAAAGAGTTGTGGGATATGCTCCGCGCAGAGCTGAACAAAGCCTACAGCATCGGCGCTTACGATCCGCGTATAGCGGAGAAGATCATCGACTTCGCCTATCGTACCGGCTACCAGTTGGAAGATAACGGCAACGAAAGATTTTCCCTCAGAGAAAAGATCAGCATTCCCGAAGAGTACCGCGGAGAAATGGAAAGTCTCGGCGGACTGGCCGCGGTGAATCGTTCGATATTCGGGACCGGCACGGTCTTCACCTATAAGAACAACGGTATCGCCATTGACGAAGCCTACGACGAAGCGCGGGATATGCGGCCCGACTTATTCCCGGAAACGGATAATCCTTCGGAACAGGTGCAGAACATTATCGATGCTTTAACGAAGGTATCCGATAAAATCCCGCTGGAAGAACTTGACAGGGAAGAAGATAATCCCTTTGAAGACTCCGGAGATCCGATCTATAATGAAATCAGAGACGCCGTTATCGCGGCAATGGACGACATCGCGGCGATCGGGCGGATTGATATGGTAAACCGGGCGAAGCGGGAAGGAAAGAATCTCAGCGCCAAAGCGCAATACCGTAAAGGCCGCGAATCAGGGAAGAAGCAAGGACAACGCTCCGGCTACAACACCGCCAAGCGGGAACAGGACAGAACGGACCGCGCCACCATGCGGGAATTCGACAAACTGGAACGGCAACGCGCCATTGACCGCGCCAAGCAGGAAAACCAAGACCGCCGCGACGATGAAGCCACCATGCGCGAATTCGACAACGTGATGAAGAAGGTACGGCAGGACGAACGGAAGCTCTCGCAGCAGGAGAAGAAGGAACTTCGTAAGAACTACGAATCCCGCGAGAAGGATATCCGCGCCGAAAAGAACCGTCTCATTCATCGTCTGCGCGTCGAAAAGCGAAGCTGGCAGGACGCCGCTGAAAGAATGGAATCGGAACGTAAGAAACGCGAACGCTCCCTCGATACGAAACAGCGTCAGAAAATGCGGAAGCAACAGCAGAAGCTGGACGCCGAACGCCGGCAGGAACGTATCGACGCCGCTTTGGACGCCGACAATCAGCGCAAAGTCGAAGCGCAGGAAAAAGGGACCGCGGAATCTCTCTACAAGCAGAACCGAAGTGTACAGCGCGTCATCGATGACTTCCGCACTCGGATACTGCAGCGCGCCGCTGAGATGGGTGCTTTTAAAAAGGAAGGTGCTTTGATCCTCGATCATAACGACGTTGCCATCGCCAAGACCGACGACGGTATCGACTACCATCTGTACCGTGATAAGAATGTCGTACCGTCATTCGCTCTCACCGTACTGGCAGAGCATGAAGGGATGAAGAAGGAAGACTTCTACGGCGTCTACGCTGAATTGCAGAAGATGCAGAACGAACGCGATGAGAAAGGAAACAGAGTCTACACGAAGCGGGACATCCTTGAATATATCGTATCGTTGAAAATCCCCGCGTCGCAGAAATCCTTCCTGTATTTCGACGTCATGAAGTACCGCTATGATAAGAAACCTGTTTTCAAGGATGGCGGTCCCACAAAAATAAAACCCGGAAATTATTTCGCGGGAGAATTGGGAGAAGCTATTGACCGCATCGGACTTGATATGTTCACAGGCGCCGGCGTGAAACTGGCTACCGATAAATCTTTCCAGATCAAGATGGAAAACGTCGATGAACTCCTCGACATGATGTTCACCGATGAGGAAATGAAGGAAGTCGCCCGTACCGAACTGGTGCAGATGATCGCTGACTTTGAAGCGGACATCGAAGAAGCGCGGATGATCGAACAGACCAACCTCTTGACGGATAATCCGAAAGAGGTTGACTCTCGAAAACTGCAAATACTCAGCGTCTTGCGTGACAGTAAAAAGTTATTCCTTGCCGAAGGGGAAGCCTTTGAACGCTTCGCTGACACCGTAAAGAATCCGCTTTTGGCCGCACGATATTACGCGGCGAAGGCGTCGATGAGTATCGCAAGAGATTACATCAACGGCCACGGCATCCGCAAACTGGACGGAACCAAAGAGAAGGTGGCGCGCACCAAGCAGAACGGCGATGAGTATGACGTTGAATTCGTCGATGAAAAATTATCGTTGACAAACATTATGAAGCCCGCGCTGAAAGGCACGAAGGAATCCGACGCTCTTCTGAAAGACCTGACTCGGTATGTCTACGCGCAGCATAACATTGATCGCATGAAGTACGACAAGGGTTTCATGGAACTGTCCGAAGAAGAATGTCGGGCAATCATTGACGAGATCGGAAAGAACAAACAAGTCGTCAAGGTGGCCGATGACCTTGTCCTCTACGGTCAGAGGTTATTAAGGCTCTGCGTGGAAAGCGGCATTATCTCCGAAGAAGACTTTGAATACTTCACAACGAAGTATCCCCACTATGTTCCGACGTTCCGTCTCCGTGAGGATGAAGTGTTCGACAGGAACGGTAATATTGTAAGGCGGACGAATAAAGTCATAAAGGAAGCGCAGAAGAGCAACGCCGATCTGATCCCTCTGTACGATCAGATGGTACGCAGAACGCAGGAGATCGTCAAAGCCTGCAAAAAGAATCAGCTTGCTGCCGAACTCGTGAAAGCCTATAACAAGGACGGAGCATGGGATTACATCATCGATGTGAGACCTGCCGAACCTACCTCCGGCAATGAGGATTATATCTACGGTATCGGTCAGATCGAAGACAGAGGTCTGAAGAACAGAGACCTCGACGGTGAGGACAATCTGATCCCTGTTTATCTCGACGGCGTGAAATATAATATCGCCGTTGCCGATAAAAATCTGCTCTACGGATGGGATCGTCTGAACTATTACAGAGACGAGACCTCTATCCCGAAGCTGCTGAGAAAGATGAACACGCTCCGAAGATGGGTGTTGACGCAGTACAATCCGATCTTCTGGGCGACGAACGGCATCAAAGACTCGATCGATATGTACCTGTACAATCAGCACGCGGAACGCTTGCCTCTCTTCCAGGTAAAGGCGCTGTCTGACATCTTCCATAAAAAGGGGCACGACAGCTTCGCCGAGTATTTGAGTTTCGGTGCGGCATCATCTTCGTTCTTTGAATATGATGAAAGACGCAGATCCAAAGCGAGAAAACTGAAAGATAAGGCAGCGATCCCGTTCAAGGGTATCGACTTTTGGAACTTCCTTATTGAACAGTGGCCGCGCTACACGGTCTACCTCGAAGAGTGTGACCGCTTAACGAAGGAACGCAAGAAAGGAAAGAACGAATACAGCGACGAAGAAATCAAAACGATTTCCGCTTATCGTGCCGCCGATGCTACCGTCAATTTTGGTCGAAGCGGGACCGTCGTCAAGGCGGCGAATACCTACGGCGCTACGTTCCTTAACGCGGGTGTTCAAGGCATGGACAGATTCCGCAGAATGTTCACACAGGTCAAAGGCGAGAAAAAACAGGAAACCCTGCTCAACATTCTCGGTCTGATGATCAAGCTGGCCGCTGTCGGACTGGCTCCGTCCATGATCGCGGATTGGCTGTACGGCGGAAATGATGATGACGAAGATAAGAATAAGCTGCTGAAATTCCTTTTCGGGGAAGACGCCGCAAAGGTCGTCCAAGAGTACGCGGAAATGGCGGACTACGAACGGACGAATTATCTCAATATCAAACTGCCCGGTATGGACGGATGGATTCGTATCCCGAAAGGTCGTGTTGTTTCGTTCATCTACGGATGGGAATACAACGGCGAAAAAGTGCTTTCGGGCGATATGAGCGCAATGGATCTTCTGTATACGCAGTGGGATTTATTCGCAGAAAATATCATGCCCGGAAATCCGCTGACCAATAACATCCTTCAGCCTGTTTTAGACGTCGCGAAGAACAGAGACTTCTGGGGAAATGAGATTGTTTCACAATGGGAACAGGCACAAGACGGTTTCCATTGGACAGAATCGAACGAAGATACTTCCATCGTGGCGAGGAAGATTGCAGAGTACCTGCATTATATTGTTTCGGGCGGAAAAGAAATGTCGCCTGAGTATATCGACCTCTCGCCGATCAAGATTGATTATCTGCTCCAACAGTACGGCGGTTCGTGGACGAAACTGGCTCAGCCGTTCATCTCCGCGATAGGAGACGGACAGGATCAGCGCGTCGTCGATATGATTCAAGACGCATTCAAGGACTCCATGTGGGGGAAATTCTACCTTGATCCTGTACTGTCGAACAGACTCGCGGGAGACTATTATGATCTTAAAGACGAGTATACAGGACTGTCCGACTACTACGGACAGGATACGCCGTATGCCGTCGCGCTGAAAGGATTCAAAGACCACGACGAAGACCTCAAAGCGCTGAGAGACGAACTGAATTATGTATCAAAAGACGCCTCGTTGACATGGAAGGAACGCCTTGCGAAGATGCGGGAGATCCGCGAACAGATGAACGACATCTACCGAGTTGGAGTGAAGGACGCAAAGTCTATCCTTGAATATGCCTCTGACATCTACGGCGGCAAGGATATGAACAAGGATATCTACGACGCATGGCAGGCCGACACGAAAGGTCCCGATTGGGTGATCGATCATATGTCTGACAGCGCCAAAGTCAAGTGGGATACGGTCAAGTCGGAATATTCCTCCGCCGATCCGCAGAATTTCGTTGACACCTACAATTATTTTTCCGGGCTGAAGGGCGACAAAGACGAGAACGGGAAGACCGTCCACGACTCCAAACGCCAGAAATTCGTCCAATGGTTGGATAATCAGCCTTATAGTGCGGCTGAGAAGCAAACACTATATACGCAGGTCGGCGGTTACAAGACCGAAGCTACCTTTAAGGACGGCGGCAGCGGTACGACGAAGTCGAACAAAGACGCCTTGAAGGAAAAGGCCGAAGAGATTCAGGCGAATACAAAGTATATGCCCGTCAAAGAGGCGCGGATATCCTCGGAATTCGGCATGAGAACTCATCCTATCAGCGGAAAGCAAAAGATGCACACCGGCATTGATATTGCCGTCGGCATGGGTACGGACGTTGTTTCTGCCCGCAAGGGCGTCGTAGAATTCGCCGGTTCAAGAGGCGGATACGGTAACAGAGTCGTCATTGACCACGGTGACGGTATGAAAACCACATACAGCCATCTTTCCGAGATCGGTGTAAAACCCGGTGATACCGTCAACGCAGGCACACTGATCGCCAAAAGCGGTAGCACGGGAGCTTCAACAGGACCGCACCTTCATTTCGAGGTCGAAGTAAACGGAAACTATGTCAATCCGAGAGACTTTTTCGACTTTGACAGTTGGAAGACCGTAAGCATCGCAAAGAATCCGGACTATTCCGCCTACACTCCCACCAAGTCAAGCAGCGGTGGCGGCGGAGGCCGTAAGAGCGGAGGAAAGAAGAGCGGCGGCGGTAAGAAGGGCAAAGCAACGACATCCTCCGAAACCGCAAGCTACACTCCTACCTACGCACCGACGACGACACGATCTTCTACAGGGTCAAGCGGTTCCTCGGGAGGCAAGTCTTCACGCTCTGCTGCGTCGAGAACTCCCTCCGCGAGACGGACGCAGACATCCGTCGCAAAAGGTATTATGCTGCCAACGGCGCGCGAGATCGATTCCGCGAAACGTACCTCAACGCCTACGGTGGCGAGAAACGGCGGAAAATCTGCGTCGAGAGGAA